CGCCCAGACGCACGCCTCAAACTCACCCTAACCCCTTGCCTTCTCCGTCACTTATTCACTCCTTCGCTTTTCCCCTCAACTCTGCCGATAATTACGTCCATTTGGCGCACAATGGTCCCATGATCGAGAGGCAGGGACCAAGGGACCAAGGGACCAAGGGACCAGGGGACCGAGGGAGCTAGGAAAGCCGCTGTCTCGCTGAATTTGTTAACGAAAGAGGTTAATTTGGCCCGAAAATGGCAGTAACTCCCTTTAGATTGACGACTTTAGGCTGTCAACTCCTTTGGAATCAATGGGTTGCGGCGGGTGATCGGAGGTACAAGTGACTGAAAACAAACCCTTTAACTCCAAAACGGGTGGGGGGGTATATCGCCGTCTTGTGAAACTGTGAAACTGTGGACCGCGCCGAATCAACCACTTGCAGCCACAGTTTCACAGTCTCACAGTTTTGTTTTTGATCGTTTCCGTTTCCCGCCGCGCTTTTCCGCTTCGCTCGCTGCGAACTGAAAGCTGATAGCCGAGAGCTGAAAGCTGCGGGTCCCTTGTGGGGTCTATGTGACTCCGGCGGCATCCCTACTCGAAGTGGTTCAAAATGTCGGGGTTCGTTCACACGTTTCAGGCCGGGCTTGACGAATCAATATATTCCACAATCTATTGAAATACTGGTCGGGGCGACTGGATTCGAACCAGCGACCCTCTGCTCCCAAAGCAGGTCAAACGATTTATTGAACCCTATTGAAATCTGTAGAAAATAAGCGCTTTTGATTGAACTGTTTACCATGTTTGGCCCAAACCCTGTTGATCCTTGTGGCTCTTGGGTGCTTTGGCAGTTACAAAATCGACTTCCATGTAGCTGCCGCGTCAAGTGAATTCTTTTTTGTTTTTCTCTTGGTCTGGCTTTTCTGCTTTCGCCGCCCTGCGCCGGGCTTCCATCCGCACTCTGATAGGGCATTTGGTATTGCGGCCCTGGTGCACGTAGGCGTTCATCCTTCAGGGGGTGCTGCCATCTACAGAGCGGTCTCGGTGTTGAGCGGTCTTCCGCACAACCCTGGCCAGTCGATTTTTCGCAGTCACCCGAACGCGGCTTCAGCTTGGCTCCATCCCGTTTTTGTTTTTTCCTTCCCCAGCGTCTTTTTACGCAGCCCTCGCGATCCCATACAACGGCTCATACACCTGACCGGTGCTCCAGAGTTTATGCAGCAGCACGGCCAGTTTTCTGGCCACCGCAATCACCGCTCTTCGCTTGCCATTCTTGCCGCCGCGCGAAGCCAGTTCCAGGCCCCATCTCCGCAACCGGCTGTCCTGTGCCAGCGAACTGAGCATATACTGCGCGCTCTGCACCAGCAGTCTTCGCAAGTGGCCGCTGCCAGCCTTCGTGATGCCCAGTTGCGGTGCGCTGTCGCCGGATTCGGACTGGCGCGGACGCAGTCCCAGATAGCTGCCCACCGCGCGGCTCTTGGGGAACCGACTCGGGTCTTCCAGTGTGAGCACGTAGGTCAACGCAACCAGCGGACCCACGCCCTGCACCTGTTGCAGCAACTTCGTCTCTGGATACCGCTCGGCCGCGAGTTGGCGTATCTTCCTATCACAGCTTTTGATCTGTTCGCTCAACGCGCGGATGCTCAACAGCAGCGGCTTCAGCGCTGCCAATAACTCTGGCGGAATGGCATCCTTCATCTTGCCCGCGAAGGCAGACGTGGTGCTCTTCGGCAGACGTCCGCCCATCGCCTTCACCATCCCGCGGCAGGAGTTGATCAGCTGCGTCCGGGCGGCCACCAGCGTATCGCGCCCGCGAATGACTGCCAAGTCGGCTTGCGTCTGTGCCCTGCGGTGCCGCACCGGCGCCAGCAACTCTACGTCCACACGCCCCAATCGCGCCAGCATCCGGGCATCCAGACGGTCGTTCTTGCGGTCGCTCTCGTAGATCATCCGCAGCTTGCGCGCGTTGGCCACTACCACCGAGTGGCCCATAACCGCCAGCTCCCGGCTTACCCACGGGGAGTGTGTCCCTGTCTCAATCACGATGCGCGTGGACGCCAGTTGACCGAACCGTTCCCGGAGCGATTCCGCGCTGCTGCGCACTCGGTCTTCTTCCACAATCACGCCGGCGCTGTCGAGTACGCAGTACCGGCTCCACTTGTCGCCCAAATCCAACCCGATCACAGACGGCGTATCCATCGCCACTCTCTGACTGGTTACTGTTAACTGTGCTCTGTGTTTCATCGCTGTCTCCTCTCAGGGAATCCCCCAGAAGCAGATTACTGGTGGATCTCTGAGGTTCCGGCAGCTACATTTTTATCTACAGCGGATTTCTTAATCGGGACAAAATGGCTATAAGTTATTGATTGTATTGGCCGGGGAGAGAGGATTTGAACCTCCGACCCCCTGGTCCCGAACCAGGTTCCTGGGTTTGGCCGCCAGCCTCCACTCATCCGGCGCGAAGTCTTCCGCGGCATACATTCGGCACACGGAGCGCCGAGGAGACCAGGTTCTATAGGAGTTTGAGAGGGGTGTTATTGATCTGGGGAATTCAGGATCTATCTTTCCCCATTACGATTAAAGAGAAATTCATTCTTCACTGATGTATCTCGCGTTGGAATCGAATGCCAGCTCCTTCACCTTTGCAGCCTCTTGTATCATTGCTTCGAGAAGGAGATTTCAATGGAAGTGCAATCGATGATTGCGGCAATTGATTGGGAGATCGAGAAACTGCAGAAAGCAAGAGCGATCCTAAGTCAAGATAGTAGGGTTTCAGCGAGCAATAAGCCGGCTGCAAGGCCAAGAAAGAAACGCAAACTCAGTAAGGAAGCTCGTGAGAAGATCGCAGCAGCACAGCGCAGGCGTTGGGCAGCTGTGAAAAAAGCGAAGAAATAGAGAGCGCAATTCCATTTTCCTCTATCCCTATTCATTTTTCAGATAATGGACACCGTTGCCTCAGAGCTCCGCGGGGACACCTGTCGCACTCGCGAGGACGGAGCCTTGTTCTGCCCAAACGAGCGGGACCTTGCGGACCAGGGAGTCCAGTGAAAGGTCCGGAGGGACTCCGCCGTTGAGAATTGCCTCGATGGAGGCCGGACTGAACGAGGCAAAGGAATAGATTCGCTTGACGTAGGAGTGATTCAGTTTGTGGAGCCTAGCAAGATCTCGAATCCCGGAGGCTTGCCCCGCAATGATTTGGTCTCTCCATGTGCGAGCCCGGGCTATAGCCTTGAGGATTGCCAGGGTGCTGGCGGCTGGCGGGGCCTGCGGGTCGCCAACGATCAGACGCACCGCCTTTCCTTGAACTGCATGGCGAAAAGGGCACTGCAAGCGAAGAACCTCATGACCGGCAGCAGATGGCGGCGCCATCTTACCGGCCAATTGATGGATGAGCGCGTCCGTGCGGATCAATATCTCTACTTCATCCTGATGGATCACGACGCGCTCAAGAATTGCGCGAATAAACCGTTCCTTGGCATCGGACGAGGCCCGCGCCCAGGATGAAACCTTGTCAGACGCCTGACTGAGGAGTTCCGCATAACGTCCGCCACGGCTGTGCTTGCCGGACGGCCCGAGCGCGCCAAGAACCTGTTTCGGCGAATTCAGGAACTCAAGGATACGTTCGGTGGCTGCAACTTCGAGGTCGTGGGCCGGGATGCGCGCCGGGACATCGGTTTCCGTGGCCTTGTGGATCACCGCTTGCGATGTGTAGTAGCGGTAGCGGCGGCCGGCCTTTTTCGCATGCGTTGGAGTGTAAAGGTTGCCAGCCGCGTCGAAGAGGATCCCTGTAAACAGACTCGCCTTGGTCACGCGCGCCTTACGCCGTTTGCCCTGGCGGTTCCCTCGAAGAAGCTCCTGCACCTGGTTCCACTGCACGCGGTCGATGATCGCCTCGTGCTTCCCCGGATAGGTGGCGCCTTTGTGGAAGATCTCGCCCACGTAAATGTGGCTGCGGAGAATCAGATAGAGCCCGCCCCGGGAGAAGCTCGTTGCCGCGGGTTTTGTTCCGATGAATCGTGAGCGCGGCTTGCTCCGGATCCCGTTATGATCGAGGTAGTCTTTGAGAGCCATGACGCAGCCCAGGCGAAGGTAATTCGAGTAGATGGTGCGAACGATCGCCGCTTCCTCGGGATGAATGTGGAGTTTACGGTCGCGCAATTCATAGCCGAGTGGGACAATTCCCCCCATCCACATGCCGCGTTTCTTTGAGGCGGCGATCTTGTCGCGAATCCGCTCGCCCGTCACCTCGCGCTCGAACTGGGCAAAGGATAGGAGGACGTTGAGCGTCAGTCGGCCCATCGAGGTGGTGGTGTTGAACTGCTGCGTCACTGAGACAAAGCTGACCTTATGGGCATCGAACCTTTCGATAATCTTGGCGAAGTCGGCAAGCGACCGGGTGAGGCGGTCTACTTTGTAGACGACAACGGTGTTGATTTTGCCTTCCTGAATGTCGGCCATCAGGCGCTTCAGTGCGGGCCGTTCCATGTTGCCACCAGAGAAACCGCCGTCGTCGTAATGTGCCGCGAGCGCATGCCAGCCCTCATGGCGTTGACTCTGGATATAGGATTCGCAGGCCTCGCGCTGGGCGTCGAGCGAGTTAAAGGACTGCTCGAGGCCCTCCTCGGAAGACTTGCGTGTGTAGATGGCACAGCGGATACCGGCAGTCATGCGGCCCTCTCCTTGCCACGACGCTTGAGGCCAAAGAAAGCCGGACCCGACCAGCGAGTTCCGGTAATGCTGCGGGCGATCTCTGAAAGGCTTCGATGGATGTGGCCGTTGTACTCATAGCCTTCAGACAGAACCGAGACTTCGTGCAACTTCCCCTGCCATTCACGAACGTAACGGGTTCCGGCCTTGTGAGGAAGTGTCAGCCCTCGCGCATGGGAGCCGTCTTGAGCGAGAGCACGAAGCTGCCTTTCAACAGATCCCTTGAGGGCGCCGACCGCCACTTCCTGCAGCCGGTAGGCGATGATGGGGATTAGAATCTCGCGCCGGAGAGATCGACTTGGCGGATTTTGGAAGAGGCGCTCCCAAAGCTCCTGGAGGGCCTTTCGCTCCATCTTTGGTAGGGCCGCAAGCTGCTGATTCAGCGAGGGTTTTGAGGTCGCTTTTTGGCTCAAAACTAGGCCGCCTTCTCCGGCAGTCCATTTCCGCTCTGTTAGGGCAAAGAGTCAAGCAAACTGTGCCTGAGTGCCGAACTTTCCAAGGCAGCGATTTCTAGCCCGAAGTCCGGTCAAGGCGAATTGCGCTGAAATTGCGAGCAGCGCTGCATACACGAGCCCTGTCGGCTCCGCGCATTGCCCGAAATTGACCGAAATTGGGGGATTACCCGGCTTCTCGCTGCCAATAGAGGTTACTTCAATAACTGGCTAACCGGGATTTTGAAGGTATTTGCCAACTTGACCAGTGTACTGAGCCGCACATCCTTCTCTCCCCGCTCGATAGCGCCTGTAAACGAGCGAGCCAGGCCGCTTTCATAGGCCAAGTCCTCTTGCGACCACTTCCGCTTTTTACGAAGCGCGCGTACGCGGCGTCCCAGATCCTTCTTAGCAGCCGTGCTGTCCAGCATTTCCCCAACATCGTTGGGGAGACCTCATTCAGTCCACGCTCTATCGTAGGACGCTCGATCATAGCCTGCTTTTGAGGTAATCTCGATGTGGTTAGGTGGTCAAATCACTGAACGGGGGAACAATGGCGACATTTAAGATCCTTGCCGGCGACTTTGGAGTGGGCACGACCGGGCAAGTACTGGTAGGGGCGTTGTACAAGCAATCCGGACAGGGATTTAGTATGCCGATGAGTGGGCATTCGTTCAGGCCCGAGCACATTCCGACTGGGATGATTCAGTCACTTGAAATTGCAACCGAAGAGAATCTGAAGAGGATCGGCGGCGCGATCGGTTGGGGAGCCATAGGTGGGATTGCCTTTGGCCCGGTAGGTGCACTCGCGGTCGCGTTGGCGGGTGGCCGAGGTAAGGAAATCACCTTCGTTTGCCAATTCAAGGATGGGCGAAGGTTCCTGGGACGCTGTAATGCGAAGGTCTTTACCCAAATACAGGCGGCCTCATTTCCCGCACCTCCTGATGCGCCCCCGTTTGAACTCGGAAGACCAACTCGAGTTGCGATCGCGTTGGCAATCGTAGGGCTGTTCCTGATTGCAATACTCGTAGTTGGAGGACTGAGAACAGGCCAGCATCATCAGTCTCCCGAAGCGGCCTCAAACGCCATCAACCCGTCGGGAGTGAAATTCGCCAGCATCCTCCTTCAGGAAGACCTGGGCGGCGCTCTACTTGATGGGCAGAAATCCATCACCCAAACTCCGATCGAAGATCTTCTCGGGTGGGCAGAACTCGACTGGAGAACGACGGCCAGTATCTACGACGCAGCTTATCAGTCGAATGAGATTGCCGCCGACAATAGCTATAAGGATAAGCGGATACTGATCGCGGGCATCGTCGATGCTATCGACAAAGACTTCGCTGGAGGCGGGCATCTGACACTATCTGGCGAGGATCCATTGGGGGTGCAGGTGACCCTTGCCGATAGTGCCCTAGGTGAAGCATCAGAATTTCGCCGAGGGCAGAGGGTGAGTCTGGTCTGCAGAGGCAGTGGGCGGGTTCTTGGTGTGGCCACGCTTGATGGGTGCGAAATTGCACGCGACTACATTGACCGGATCGGCAGTCGGATCCCAGACAAGATTGTGGAGTTTCTGACAGGTAAGCGAACGCTACGCAAAGAAGCCGCTACTCCGCTGGCAATATTGTATGTTCTCGGGCAGCGGTTGCCAGCAGATTCGCCCTGCCTCAATGGCCAGCCTGACAACTGCGTCGGGGTTTTCGGTGACCTTGAGAAGAACACCGAGGCGATGAAAGTAGTACAGAAGGGGGCCGAGGAATTAGTGGTATCGCTGGGAGTCCACTGAGAGCGCAGAAGCGCTTTGGTCCATACCCCCTTCTCCTGTGAAGGAATATCGCAATCACCGATACCTTGCGGTCGTCATATCGCAATCAAAGTACATCGTAGATCAAGGTCCGAAATCCCTTAGAATTCATAAAGTCGAGCGCCTGGACTGTCGAGTCGACCTGATCATCGAATTTGGCGCCTGGAAATCCCGTAAGCTCGCGCACGTACTCTTCGAGCCAAGAGGCATACGAGGGTAGCAGGACGTGGCCTGATTCGAACTTCAGCGACTGGCCGACTGTGCGCATCGATTTGTCGCTGCCCGGCGGCGTCTGGTAGGCTTCGACGCCGAAGATGCCTTCGGCCTTAAGCGCCTGGATGAGAGACGTTCCGGATGCTTTATCCTCGATCACAACCTTACGAGGACGGAACCGTTCGTAAAGCTCTTTGGCGGCGCGTTTCAGTTCCGGAAATGTCAGACGATTGCGATAGACATGGAGCAAGTAGAACTTCTTTTCATAGATCCCCCAAGTCGTACAGACGCTGTAATCGTTCAACTCCCCCGCCTTATTGGCCGTATCCCAGCTCTGAACCACCATTCGAAAACTCTGTGGCTCTTCACCGGGTGTATAGAACTTGAGCCAATCCCGCTTGATCATTCCTCCTTCGAGAGGCATGGGGTTCTGTTGGTACTGGCTCTCAAAGGTGTATTCGCCCACGGCTTCGCGGATCTTGCGGTAAGTCTCGACCGAATCGCGCTCCGGATGAAGCGCTTCGCCGGCCCTGCGGGTGAAGGTGTTTTTCCCGAATAGCCCATCATATTGGTAGCATTCGTCATCGATCGCGATTGCAGGAAGCGAAAGCACATCCCAGGGCTCGCGTTCCATCACTTCGCCGACCAGATCTTCCTGGTGCAGACGCTGCATGACGAGAATGATTATTCCGTTCTCCTTTGAATTCAGCCGGCTGAGAAGCGTATTGAAGTACCAGTCATTGGTGGCACGCCTGCGTGTCTCAGACAGCGCATCGTCAGGTTTCATGGGGTCGTCGAGGATGATTACATCGGCGCCGCGGCCGGTCAGCACGCCACCGACCGAAGTCGACAGGCGGGATCCCTGCTCCGTGGTCACAAAGTCATTCACGGAAAGCTTCTCCGGCGAGAGTACTGTCCGCGGAAAGACGCCGCGATAGAACGCACTGCTCATCAGCGTTCGGCAGTCTCTGGCGTGCTTATCAGCCAGATCCTGACCGTAGCTTGCGCAGATGATTTGCTTCGACGGATCGTGGCCGAGAAGCCACGCCACGAAGGCAACGCTCGCGGCGTGCGATTTGAGAGTCCGAGGAGGCAGATTGATGATGAGCCGCTTCGTTTTCCCCGAGCGGCACTTTTCGAGCGTCGCAGCCAGCAGCTCGATGTACTTGCCGGCCATGAAATTGGCTTGTGGGTTGAGCTCATAGAACGAGCGCTCGACGAAGCTCGAAAAGTCATTGCGCAGGATGACCTGATACTCCTTGAAGGACAGCGTGGGTGCGCTCATTTCGACTCCTCCTCATTCGGCTTAAAGGCCGCCAAGCGACGGCGAAGGCCTTCCATCACTTGGCGATCCAGTTCATTCATTGGCACTGGACCCGCACCCGAGGACACACTCTCCTCGGACTGCTTCACGAGACTCAGAAACTGATTGGTAGCGCGAAGTTCGCCCTGCGCGGATTTATTGCCCAGCTGGTTGACCGTGGCTTCGAGCTTGGTGATCGTGCGGATGCCGCGTGGGCCATTGATGCGCACCCGCTCGCGGCTCTCCTTGAGGACAACCGTGGCCAAGTTCTTCGAGCCCTTGGGCCGCCCTTTCGGATTGCCGGAGGTGCCTTTTTGGAAACGGCTTTCACTTGGCGGCTTGCCATAGCCGATTTCGTACGGCGCGTCCTGATCAGCCATGGCTCACCTCCTGCTCAGCCGCAATCTCGTCAAACCGCTTTCCAGTCGCCGCGTGGATGGCGGCATCACCGGTGTATTTCTGCCAGCGGCGAATCGCGACATCAATATATATTGGGTCGATCTCGATCCCGCAGCAGACACGGCCTACACGCTCGGCTGCAAGCAGTGTCGTTCCCGAACCGAGGAAGGCGTCGAGAACCAACTCGCCGCGCGTCGTGCAATCAAGAATGGCATCAGCCACCATCGCAATGGGCTTGACATCTCTAACGACGGCGGCGGTGTCAAGGGCGAAGTGGGGCGTTGGCGTGGGGAGCGGCGTCAAGGGCACCGTACTTTGGCGTTCATCTCGACCCTTGACGCCGCTCCCCACGCCGTTAAGCTTGAGCCGGGAACGAAGCGCAGAGTTCTTTTCTGAGCTTCGTTCCATGACGGCGGGTTTCGGTTTCGGCCAGGACTTCTGCAT